CAGACTCGCGCATAGCAGCGTCGATCTTAGCAAGGGAGGTTGTGTCCTTGTAGTTTGGGGAACCGTCAGGGTTCCTTGGAACGACATCGACCGCGCGGCCAGTGAGGTGATCGGAGTCCATCGCCTTGCTAACGCCACGGCGGACTAGCTCTGCTTGCTGCGCTGGCGTACGTACGCCGCCTTGATCGCCGATGGTTACCTGAATACCTTGGTCCAAGAGCTTTTGCTGCGCCCGCTTAAACACCTCAAGCATCGGGGGCGAGACACCAGAAGCGCGTTCGCGTTCGCGGGTGGTTGTGTAGGGAGCGTAGCCATTGGCTACTGCGCCGCCGATGTCTTGCGCAGCTCTATGGTTCTCAACGTCGAAGATAACCTTTTGGACTTTGCTTGGATCTTCACCGAGGATCTTGGATTTGTTGGCCTCGTAGAATTGCCTAGCGCCAGCATAGTCTCCGACTCGCGCGAGAGCCTCGACCCTAGCGACGATTAGATTGCTGGTGGCTACCCCGGTTGCACGCGCAGCCTCTTGTGGACCCCAGCCTTTGCCTGCGGCCTTGTTGGCGATGTATTCTGGGACTTTGTCGAGTTCGGTGCTAAAGACTGTTGAATCGTTGGCATTGCGGACGTGATCGACGTTGGACTGAAAGTCAGCGTCTAGAGAGCTATTGAGTGCTCTCCTGGTCTCGGTCGCTGAGTGGACTGTTGCTTCGCGGATGAAGCTGCGCTGCATTGCCGCAGCTTCAGCGCCGAATTGATTGATCCCATAAGGGCCGTATTGCCCAGATAGGGAGGCGTACTTCTGCCGGACTTGATCGAGCTGTGCGTTGTGTGAGGTTAGGGCTTCTGTACTGGCATTGACTCCTTCTCGGGCGAGGAAGTCGGCCTGGATCGGCGCGACTTCGTTGTAGTAGTCGGTTGTCATATCCCGAAGTTTGCCCTCGACCTGGAGCTGGCGGAGGGCTAGGGCGCGGGAAAAGACCTCGGAAGATGCCTTCTCAACATCACCGCCAAAGGTCTGGATCGCGCGGGAGGTGGCTTCCCCAAACGCAGCCGGAGGGGCTTCGACCCCAGGGAGAGGCACCGGCCTCTCAAAGGGCTGGATCTGTGGGATTACGTCAGGGATTTCGGGGACTTGTGGCATTTATCCCAGCCATATCGAGGATGAAGGCTGCTGCTGAGTTGGGGTTGGCAAGGTAGCAAGTGGCCCAGTCTGTGCACCGGCTAAGATATCGAGAGGTCCTCCTCCACCAGCGCCGACACCACCAAGCTTAGACACATCATACCACTTACCCGCAACGCTGCCGATGGTAGAGACGACTGAGCCAGCGGCGGAAATACCGCCTGCAAAGGCCGCCTGCCTACCAGCTACATCCATAGCGCCAGCGCTAGCCACCTTCGCCGCAGCCTCGATATTCTCTCCGTAAGCGCGTTCGGCAGCGGTTTGCCGCGCAGTGGCTTGTTCTGTTAAGCCAGCAGCGCGCTGGCTTGTGAGCACCGCCGCAGTCGAGCCTGTGGTTACGCCGATGTTCCCTGCACCTGCTCTGGCAATGGTCCCGCCGAGGGCCTGCGCGGTCTTTATCCCGTATTTCTGTGCCTCTAGTTCACCGGCTGAGAAGTCTCGGGTAGCCTTTAAGCGGGCGATCTCTGCTTGCTGCTGTGCGATTCCAGCTTGGTATTGATAATATGCCTTCTGCGCCTGCCCGCCACTGTAAGCACCGTAGGCTTGTATGCCGCCGCCAATCGCAGTGGCAGCGATCATCGTGAGCGATATCGGATCTGCCATCAATGCCTCCTAATTATAAATCGAGAGAAGCCCTTCTCTGGCGCAGATATCTCAGCGCCAAGCCAGCGCAGCCACTTGCGTGCGGAAGTGTTCCCGACCGCAACATTTCCGACTATCATCGGGTAGCGTTTCAGCGCGTCCTCGATTACTAGCTGGCTGTGCCTGACAAAGAGGAACTTATGTTGGTCAACCAAATCCGTCGTGAGTAACCAAAGGTATGCACGATTAGAGATCGTGGAGGGGGGAGCCAGACCCCAAACACACGCTACTTCTTCGTCGTGCATACCAAGCCAGACCTCTTCTGATGTACGTAGCCAACGCTTGAGAATCTGCTCAGCGTTCGGGGCTTTCGCCACTGGAGAGCGGCTGACGATGTCATGAACATCAAAGTCGCGCGTGGCAATTACCGCTACGGTCATTCCTGCCTCCTGGATTCAGGAGTATCGCCAACCACTACCTCGGGCATGACACCTAGGATAGTCGCTGGATATGGTTGATTCTGCTGGATGAAGTAGTTCCCCGCCTCCTGCCAGAGCTGATCGATAATGGTGCGACCATCGCCATTGACGAGGTCGGTTACAACAACATCGCTTTGCGTCCCAAGATTGCCGACGGTGAAATCCTTCATTGGGACGAGGTTGGCGATAGACGTGCCGATGCTCAGGCCTAGTGTGTCGGCAACGCGACAGGTGACCGCGGTAATTTTCTTGCGCTTGCCTTGCACGGTCGGCTCGCCAAGATCTAAGGGTAGGGTTTGGAGTTGTGGTGTGTACGCTAAGCCCAGCGTTACCTTGCCTGCCGCAAAAGGGAGTGTGACGGAGCCGCCTCCGGAGACTGTCAGAGGGCCAATAGCCACGCCGTCAGCTACGCCAACGACCTGTTGGCCGATTAACTGTGTCAATCCACTAACTGACGTTACCGGCTGATAAATAAAATAAGTAACATTCGTAGCCTGCCCAGTATAGGCATTGACAAGGCCACCAAAGGGCGACCTCTGCACTGTCGCAGTCACGGTGCTGGCACTGGTGAAGCCAGTAATCTTATAGATTGCGCCGCCCATTCGCACCAGCCAATTTGCTGCCGCCATTGGCGCAGTAAACGGCGCGCCGACCGTATCCACCAAAGTGACTGTGTTGCCGACTATCCTAGTATCACCAGTAACAACCAACGAGCTATTCGTCGTCGTGCTGATAAAATACACAGCCGTTTGCAGACCACAGTCCACACTCCACGCATCATCTGCGCCCCAGAAGAAATACCGATCAGCCATTCGCTCCACATATTGGACGACGGCCCCATTTATGAATCGCTGCACGATGAAGTAGACAGCATCCACTGACTCACCGGCGATATTGAATTCACTCACGCTGCAACAGGACAGGAATTGTCCATTGGTGTCGTGATGTGCCCAGCCGATAAGCTCCTGGTCCTTTACATAGGCCAGTGACAGCAAGATGCCGTCTTGGCGGATTACCCAAACGGTCTTGAAGGGTTCTTCCGCCCAGCACCAATCGACGAGGAACGTGCCGAAGAACAGGTGATTTGAGAGCGTCGTGATATCGGCGCCAGCGTAGATGTTCTGGTAGAAATTGTACGTTAGATCACGAACGTAGCCGCCTTTGTAGGTCGAGTAGATAATATCTAGGTTGATCTTCAGCGGCCGAAGGTCACTTGCGCCGTTAAATGCTTGCTGGCTGGCAATGATAGAAGCAGGGGTGACAGGGTTGCTGGCTGCAAGTCCGCCCCCACCACCAGATAATAGCCAAGCGCTTTTAGCGGTAAGGGTAATGAGACCAGAAGGGACGTTGATGAAGCTACGGATGGTGTTTAAGTCATCAGAGATAATCTGTCCGGAAATCGCGTCGTCTGCCTGCGCAGGAAAGGAAGTGTTGAAGTTAAAGAAGTTCCCCGTCTGACTCATATTAAAGTCTTGAACATTCTGAGCCTGAGCGCCAAACACAAGACGCTCTTGGAAGAACGTAGCGACGCCTGGATTGCCAGCGGAAGCTGCCCCAAGATTTGCAGTTGCAGTAGCGCCGCCAGCAGAGAAGGTCACAGCCGGGGGACTTGTGTAACCTGTGCCTTGTTGAACCACGCCAGCGATGATGATGCCCCAAGTGAGATTGAGTTGTGCGTTTATACCGTGCCCAGTGCTTGGAAAGAGAGGATTAGTAGGGAGGGTACCGCCACCGGATATTGATCCGGCATACTGGATACCAACACCGGTAACTGTTCCGCCACCACCAATCGTATTCACAATAATAACCGATCCACCCATCCCATTGTCAGTTCGATATAAAAGGTCTCCAACTTGGTAGCCTGTCCCGCCAAAAGCCACAGAAGCACTAGCAGCCCCCGCTACATCCGACGCAGTGGCTGGTGTCCCTCCAGGTGGTGGGGCAGCGACTGACACTGTAGGAACAGGACTGGCCAACGGTGCGCCATTGCCAGTGACCGTGATGCTTACCACGCCAGCGCCAATGAATGGATTCTGCGCAACTGGGGAAGTTTGTGAGAAGTCTGGCGCGAACCCTGGCGTTGCGTCTATGAACGGGGATATCGTCGTGTTGCCGATAAAGCCAGTTGGCTCCCCTCCTGCGTAGAGGGCATTAAAGATCGGACTGGCCTTGTAGACGTTGTAGCTCACAGCGTTCGGGACCAAAGTCCATGAGACGGTATTCCTGCCTGGATTGGCGGTATCGGACAAGGACTTGACTGTGTTAGCCAAGGCAGTGGCTACCGGGACTAAGACACTTGGTGGACTCTCCTGTCCATTTACATCAACCGATGTGACTTGGTAGGCGTAGTTCCAGTTGTTGGCTGCCACGGTTAGACTTGAGGCAACACTGCCCATAGTAGGCGGGCCTATCGTCGCCCCGAAGTTGATGGCGTTCAACGTCCAGTTCGTTGGGGAGATGATAGTCAGAATCTGCGGCGGGTAGTTCGGGTGCGTCAGGATCATTGACGTGACGTCCTGGCACCATTTAAGGCCTGGATTGCCGGTTACTGCGTTAGGGAATAGATCACTGGCGTTGTATGGTGAGCTGATCTGGTATGGCAGCCCACCGGACATGATCTGCGCGCCGTTGTTGTAGAAGCGAATGTAATTCTGACCAAACTCTAGTACGTAGGATAGACTGGCTGTTGGCTGGAAAGGAACCAGCCTCGCACCACCGATCGCGGTATTCGCAATGTACCTTGTGCCCTGACGAGTGGAGGCGCCACCGCCCGACCAGTCGACATAGAAGTTGCGCATCAGCGCAGCGCCGGTCTTGTACTTGGCAATGTCGACTCGTGAGCGGAGCTTGGGAGCCCACTCGCCAGAGGCAAAGGAAGTTTGGATAGCAGGTTGGGCCATTTACTTCTTAGAAGGCGTTGGCAATGGGAATGTTGGGAGCATTATCCAACCAAAGTCAGGATGCCAAACCGGAAGGAACAAGGGAGGCGTGTCTGGCGGGATCACCGGCGGGTCTGGGGGTGTTGGCAGTGGGTGTCCAGCGACAGGCGGGTAGCCAGGAATCGGTGGGAGCTCAATGCCAGGAGGCCCCCAGATCGGGAATGTTGGCGCACCTGGATTAGGCGGTGGCACGTCAGGTGGCGTCGGTTGGATTGGTCCACCACCAACTGAGAGCCCAGTGATGTTAAGCTGACCAACGAGAACCACAGCCTGTGGCTTGTCGCTAGCCGACCTCATCTTCGGAAGTAGTACACCGTCGATTGTAACTGGTACAGTACCCATTATCTTCTCCTTTATTCGCGCCGCCAGATGACCTGAGCGTCTTGGCGGTCAACGTGCGGCGCACTTCGGATGAGGTGACGCTCAAGCAGCCATCGACGAGATGGGTCGGCAACTGCGCCAACTGCGAATACTGCGTCACGCTGGTAGAGAGGGTCAGTGTCGGCAGCACCGTGGGGGTTAGGGCGTTCGACGAATACGGTGTAGTGGGCGGGTGGGCCTTCGGGTTGATAGCTGCCTAGTCCAAGGGTTCCGCTGGACCAGCTATCTTGAAAGTAACGCATGTTGGACGTTGTTGGGTATCGTCCGCACCAGATTGATGGCTGTAAAGCAATGACATGCACTGTCCTGCCGTTGTTTTGGAGAGCGCCTCCCACTGCGATGGCTGCATTCCCACCACAACTGTATCCGCCAAAAGCCAAACTGTGCTCGTGTGGGGTTGCGATTGCTTCGTTGTATGCACGTTGTGTCTCCCTGTAGTCGTAGACATGAACGCTATTGACCCCGCGCAGTGTGCGAACGCGACGAGCGATCTGATCTATTCCCGAACTCCACCCATTGGGTCCCCATCCATAGAACAACCAGACATCGGTCGCCCCGCGCGCCTCAATAGGGACTATAGAAGCTACCCCAGTCAAAAGACATATTCGGAGTATACTCCCAATTCGGGCCGCCAAAGTTCCCGCGCGTGCGGAACCAGTCGGGGGTGACGTCGTTGACTGTGAGGTTCTCGTTTCCATCTGCTATCCTCGCTTCTGCGATCAGACGGTTGGCGATGTTGATTTGCTGGTTGGCGAGGTTGAGGTCGCCGGTGAACTGTCGGATGATTCTTGCTGAGAGGATTGCTGCCCATGCATCTTGGAAGAACTGGTCCATGACATCCGGGTCGGTAACGACGGCATTGTAGCAAAGGATCGCAGCTTCTTGATTACAGATAATAACCCTTTGGGAGCCTTTCGCCCCAAAGGTGAGGTTGAAGGTGGCACCTGTTCCAGAGCCCGAAGTAGATCCTTGAAGGACACCTGTTGGATTTTGTGTTGAGAAATAGGAACCTCCAAAGGTTGCGATGGTGGATTCGTTGTAGATTACTGAGTTTACAGAGACTGCGGTGATTGAACCTCCAGGTGCAGCGGTGACGGTTAAGGTCGCAGCTGCGCCAACGGGCATGGTATAGGTGACGACTGGTTGAGGCGGGAGGCCGAGGGCGGCTTGGGTGAAGGTGTAGCTTGGTTGCGCCAGCGTTATGGTATCGCCGACCTGATAGCCAGTACCGCCAAAAACAGGAGCAGCAGATAAAACAGGAAAAAACTGATCACTAGACACCTCGTATTTGAGAGCAGGCCCAGTCCAGCCGATCGGGCTAAAGCCAGTGACAGTGCCAAGTGGATAGATCGGGGTCCCACCAGCAAGTGAAGTATACTGTGGGATAATGAACCTGGGGCGGAGGCAATCGGGCGGGTACTGGTATTCGTACGACCATTGAGGCGGGGGAATCCCTGGCACCCACAGTGGCGGTCCAGCTGCCGAATTCTCCGGTGTACCGGGTTGGGCAGTGATATACACAAGATTGGTATATTTCCTCGCACAGTTCCACGGCGCCATCCTGTTGAGTTCATCACGGAGGAGGAAGATTAGCGCATTGATCGTTGCCGCCTCTTCCGAGTCCTGCGTCAGAGAGTTGATCTTCTTGTGCATCCCCGCGTCAATCAAGGCGCGGTTGGCGATGTCAACGGAAGTGGTCATCTCTGCCTCGCATTTTGCTGCTGCTGCTGTGGTGCTTCTGGCACAGGACCACGAGGGCCATAGCGTCGGATTGGGTACTTGATCCCGATCGCCTGGATCCACTCTGGCGTGACGTCGGTATAGAGCAGTTCTTCAGCGACGTTTTGCTGCTCGGCGATTTGGAAGAAGGTCATCATGTTTTCTCGCATTAGGGTTGCGAGGGATTTGTCCCCTGTGAGTTGAAACACAATTGCATTGGCCAATGCGGCAACAGCGAAGCGTTCGAACATTGCAGGCCAGAGGGTCGGATCGGACACTCTGGAAGTATAGACAAGGAGGGCATTGGTGGCGTTGGTGAGAACAACTTGCTGCTGGACGGCGGCAATAAAGTCAGTGCCAAGAACAAATCTCTGCGGCTCACCTGCATAGCCTGTACTCCCTTGCGCAGCCATGTTGGTCACGTAAATGGCGCGGATGAAATCTGTCGGCAGCACACTCTCGCTGAACCAAGGCGGTTGCGGTGATGCACTGGTCCAAGTACCTGGAGGGAGGACTACAGACTTGCTAGCCGGCAGCACCGCAACCTTTCGTGCAAAGTTCCAATTGGTGGCGGCAAACGCCCAATCGGTGACGATAGAATAGACGAGGTTGATCTGGACAGCTTCGTTGGAATTCTCGGCAAGCGAGGCCATGTTGGTACGCGAGCCGAGCATGGCTAGGGCGCGATTACCGATGTCGGTTGTGGTGGTCATGACTGCGGTTCCGTTCCAGCAGGCGTATTCCAAGAGTGAGTGATAACGTCGTATCCATGCCCACACCAATCAGTTGGGGCCACTGTTGGCCAATTAGCTTCGCCAGCCGAACTCGCCATTGGCGGATGCCTGTGGCAGGTCAAGCTACTGCCAGTGGTATCCACAAAGTAGCACCCACTGCACTTGACTATGGTCTCAGTAGGTGGCGGCGCCCGTTCGTCTGGCATTACCGGCCCCTACGGTTCATACCC